ACACCGAACGATGGACTGGGAGATTCCCTCGCCTTGGGTGCTAGTAAGGTCAACGCAAACTTTTCAGAGATATATACCACCTTTGGTGACGGAGATAATCTTAGTGCCAATGCAGGGAGTGCTGGTACTTGGACTAAGGCAGGGAACACAGGAATATACACAAGTAAGAACGTAGGTATAGGAACAACTCTCCCCACAGCAGCTCTATATGTATCAGGTAATGCTCAATTAACAGGTATTACAACTGGAACATTTGTTGGAGATGGATCTGGTCTAACTGGTGTTACTGCAACAGGTTCTGGTGTTATCATTAAAGATAGTGGTGTTCTAGTTGGTGTTGCACAGAGTCTTAACTTCGATAGAAATTTAGATGTTACACAGGCATTTGGTGGTAACGTCACAGTTTCTGCTGCTGATACAGTAGGATTTGCATTTACTTCTGGATTCTCTACTGCATCTGGGTATGCAGACGTTGCTGGAGTATCTACCACATCAGGAACAGCTGGGTTCGCTGATACGGCAACCTTGGCCTATAGTGCAAACTTTGCCACAGTCGCTGGTATTGTAACATACGCATCAGCATCTGGAGTTTCAACCAACTCAGGTGTAGCTGAGTATGCGAAGGTAGCTGGTATCGCATCATACGTTGCCAATGCAGGGTTCTCAACCATGGCAGGGTATGCACACACAGCTGGTATAGCCTCAGTCGCACAGAATTTAACAGGAACTCCATCAATAGTTGTTGATAATATTAATGGTACTGGAATTGTAACCTTCCCAGGCCAAGGCAGTAAGATGCGTTTCGACTTTGACGCAACAGGTGATCTACCTTCTGCTACAAGTTGGAGAGGTATGTTTGCATGGGCAAACAATACTAAGACTGCATATGTTTCCAGTGGTCATACAATGGGTGGTTACAATGGTTGGAGACAGATACTTCATCAAGACATGTATGGCAACTACTTTACTGTAGGTGTCGTAACTGCATCTAAGTTTGCTGGTGATGGATCTGAACTTACTAACCTACCATCAACAGATAGTATATGGAGATCAAACTCTACTGGTATTCATACTTTAACTAACATTGGTATTGGTACTACTAACACAGAGGGATATAAACTTAACGTACTAGGTAACTTCAAGTTACAAGGCAGACTGGACGGAACTGCAACAGGTAATATTCTACCTCACCTATGGACTAATTACAATGATCTACCAGCTGCTGGAATCAATCATGGTCAGTTTGCTCATGTTCATGAATTTAACAAGGCATATTTTGCTCATAACATAGGAACCACAATCAATGTTACAGTCAGTACCGACACTGTGGGTGGTCAAGCAACAGGTGTATTCTACTTTAATGGTGTAGAAAAACCTGGCAATTTCCCCATTGCAAGAGGTGGTACTTACATCTTAAACCAAGACGATGCAAGTAACGTAAACTATAACAGTCAAGAACATCCATTGATGTTCAGTACAACTCTAGATGGAGAGTTGGCTGGTGGTGATCATTATATGATGGGTGTCACCTATAAGTTAGATGGTGTTAAAGTTACTATGGCTGGCTATGTTAGTGGATTTAGTTCTGCTACTACTCGTAGAATAGAATGGACTCCAGTTGCAGCTGCACCTAACACACTATACTACTGGTGTCATTACCATACAGGGCAAGGAAACTCCCTGTCAATGAATAATAATGGTTGGCATGAACTTGTCAACAAAGATCTTGATGGCACTGTAGGAACAGGAACTGAGAACTATAGAATTGGTGTTGTGACTGCAACATCATTCTTTGGAAATGGTTCTGGTATAACTGGAATTGGAGTCACATATACAGCAGTGGCTGGAATCGCCACTCTAGCAAGAGGATTGACTGGAACTCCTAACCTCAATGTTGGTGTAGTAACTGCATCTAGTTTTGTTGGTGATGGTTCTGGACTAACTGGTGTTACCGCCTCTGGTACTGGTATCATAATCAGAGACGATGGCACACTTGTAGGAACCATTGGTACTATTAACTTTGGTACAAATCTTTCAGTATCAGCTGCATCTGCTGGTGTTGTAACAGTCACCGCATCAGGTGGTGGTGGAGGCAGTGGTATCTCTGGTATGATATATCAGGAGGAAGGATCTACCGTTGGTACTGCACAAACAGTTAACTTCATCGGTGCTGCGGTTACTGCTTCAGTAAGTGGTGGGGTTGCAACTATCAACATGGCAGGAGCAGTGCCATTTACAGGCCCTGCAGCAAATATAACCGCACTTGATATCACACAATACGAAAACGCATACTCATGGGGTAATCATGCAAGTGCTGGATATCTCACAAACATCAATGGATCAAACTTGGGTGATCTATCTAATGTTTCTAGTTCAACTCCAAGTGCAAGTGATGTATTGACATGGAGTGGATCACAATGGGCACCAGCCGCACCTACAGGTGGTAGTGGTGGAATAATAATTAAAGAAGAGGGAAGTCAAGTTGCGGCTGGAATTACCTCACTTGATTTTGTTGGATCTACTGTAAGTGCAACCGCTTCTGGAACAGATGGAACTATCACAATCACCGCTGGTGGTGGAGGAGGTGGTAGTATTTCTACAACTGGAGTTGGAACATACACTGCAGCTGCTGGTGTAGAACAACAAGTAGATTCATGGTCTAAGTTAAGTTACTCTGGTGCAGAGTACACATTTATGATTGGTCTAGGAACATATAGACAATCACAGAAAGTTCTCGTCATGCACGATGGAACTACAGCGTTCTCACAAGAATATGGTATCATGTTCTCTCCAGAACAACAGGTGTCCATTGCTGCAACTGTAAGTAGTAATAATGTTCTAGTTAAAGTTACTCCTGAGGCAGGAATATCTGGTTTATCAACATACAGATTCGTTAAAACTTTTATTGAGAACCTATGATTCATACTAGCAACGTCACCCTTGATAGAACAGGGTTGGCTGTCAAACCAACTGGAGCTGATGAAAAGAAAGCATATTCTATCAAATGTTACACCAAAGAGGATTGGGTTTTCATCCATGAAGAACTCAAGAAAGATGGTTCATTAGAGGATAACATCCCTGATCCATCTATTATTGTCACAGATGAGAAACTTCATAGTGACACTAGAGGAACTTATATGTTGACTGATGCGGAAGCAGAGGATTTAAGAAAACATGAGAAGGTAGAGTTCGTAAATATAGATTACTCAGCATATCCAGGCAATTATGCTCCTGATCCTAAAGATGTAACTACTGGTGTTCAGAGATTTGATAGATTCGGCAAGACAGTATCAAACTATAGAGCATGGAATACTGCCCCATCAACACCACCCACATCTCAGGCTGGTATTGGTTCAACAGATAAAAATAGAACTGGTTATCAAATACTAAGACACACACAGAAAGAAAATCCTTGGGATGCAACATCCACTGGCATTAGTGGATCTGATCATATTATACTTGAAAGAAGAATATTTCAGTTAGGTGATGGAACTGGAGTAGATGCAGTGGTGGCTGATGATGGATTCTGGGTTGCACATCCAGAATTTGTAACCACTGACGATGATCCTGTGGGATGGTCAACAGGAAATGTATTAACATGGAGTGGTATATCTACAACACCAGGCACATGTGGTGTTCTAGATCTAGTTCTCGATGCACCATATTATATTGATCCAGATTTTTTCAATAACAACACATCTTTATTAACACAACGTTGGGATGGCACCACAGTTCCCACAGACTCTGCTGCAAGATCATGGTGGTCTGATGCGAGCCAGAGATCAGTAGGATTCTCAACCATAGGAACTGTGACAGGTATCAGTACGTTCTATACTAGAGCAAGATGTAATGGTAGTAATACCGCAAAGGCAACTAACGGAACATATCACGGAACTCAATGTGCTGGCCAGGTATTTGGTAAGAATTATGGTTCTGCGTACAACTGTAACAAGTGGGTAATCAATAGTCTTGGTAGTTCTAACGCTGGAATCAATGACAATGGACAATTTGATATACAGAAAATTTTCCATATATACAAACCAAACTACGATAGACACTCTGCAATAACTGGTAAACAAAATGATGATAAAAATCCCACACTATCAAGTAACAGTTGGGGTTATAGATCTACTTCTTGGAGAACAGATGCTTGGTATTGGTACAGACCAGCAAACGTAAATGGTGTAACCGCTACTGGCCAATATACTATTGGAACTGAACCAGCATTTATTGATACACTAGGATCCTCTGGTGATAGTAATAGAATGAAAGGTGAAATGGTAGATAACTCTACGACTGCAAGTGGAAAAGAAATGTCAGATGCTGGTGTCATATTTGTAGTTGCTGCTGGAAATAGTAATCAAACTCAAGTTGCTCCTGGCGATCCAGACTTTGATAACTACTGGCATGAAAGTAGTCAGACAGGAACTTTAGCATCAGCAACTCATTTTGAATTTGGTTTACAATGTTATAATACATTCAACAGAAGAGGATGGCCGCAGGCATTAGGGAAAACTACTTCTGGAATTTCTACTGCTGGAACTGAATATGCAGCAATTAATGTTGGTGCATTGGATGATTCAATAAGTAGTGGTGGATATACTAGTAGAACTACAGATTATAAAGAAAGAATAATATTCTATAGTGATAGAGGAACAGACATTGATGTCTACGGCGCGGCTGATGACACTCTTACAGCAGATGGAGAAGACACATCACAAACATATGTTCACCCAGAAACCTATAGTGGATTATCTTTGACTCCATATGATGTTGATTTCGGTGGCACTAGTTCTGCATGTCCTACTGTCGCTGGATGGATTACCACCAAACTTCAATATAATAGAGCATGGACTTGGAGGGACATAAAAGATTGGCTCAAGAATCAATGCGGTGTACAAGATCCATCTAGATTTTATTATGGAGATAACATCACATCTTTTACTGATACAACTCAACAGTGGGAAGATTACTATTCACTTCAATCATATGGACAAGGCCCTGTTGTGATATGGGATGCCCCTACTGGTTCACCTAATGAACCTAAAAAACCTGAGATCAGAATCACAAACTCACCTAACTTAAAGTTTAGTGGTGGAGTTGAGATAAAGTTCTCTTAATAAATACTAAAAAAGACTAGCGCAATGGCAGAAAAATCGTTTGGTGTAAAGGATCTTAATATAGTTGGAGCAAGTGGCGACCCAACTATAGAGAGTAACGGCGACCTAAATTTAAAAGCTGGTCAAGTTGCAAT